GTCCCAGCAGGGTCAGAATATACAAGATCATCCCCAGGAGTTCCAGCGTCAAATGCGGCCTCTTCATTGTAATCAGGGTCAGGTTTAACATAGATTTTCCCAGCAAGCTTATAAAACTTAGGAAACATCCTAGTTGGGAAATGAATTGAATCAGATTCGTCAGTTGCGTATAAAAGAGAATCGGGAATCTCTAAACAAGGTCTTTTTACTCTTTTACCAATAGTTCCTTCGTTAGCAGTTCCAGAACTATATGTAGTTTCATATCTCCATACAGCAAGAATCTTATCGTAAGCTATTCCAGAGCCAGTTCCTACTACATCGACATCTCCTTCACGACCAACTAAACCGTTCTGGGTAGTATCATCTTCTGTTGTACTTGCAATAGACCATAAAAATTTTTCAGGTAAGGAATTAATAAGCCATTTTGAGGCATTATTAATGAATGGGACTAAGTTTCTTGACTTAGAAGACTGACCTGTGAGGTTATTTACACGTTGCCAGAGTTTTAACTCCGCCATTTATTATTAGTAACTAGACTACCAAAGTGGGCCGCTGGGGGACAAAAGCCCCCAGCAACTTGCTTATCCCACTATGTTATTTCCATACAGCGTGTGCTTCAGGCATTTTCCACTCAAAGCCAGCTTCGGTAAGGATCATATCAACGCGCTTATCAACGCCAGAGTTCTCAAGGGTCTGAACTCCAACATAGATGGCGGTGTCACGATTTATACCATTTCCGACCAACGGACGATACTTAACATAATTCATGTTGATACCGAGGATTTTGATATTACTCTGGTCCAGGGCAATGTTACGAGCTACGTTAATGTCTCCATAAGGAGTACTAATCTGCGTTAAGTCAACACCGAATAGAGATTTCTTACCAGCGACTGCAAAGTCATAACGGAAGTTATTAGCAGCGGAAGGTCCACTAACTACATTAGCTAGTAATGCACTATGGTCACCAGAACCGAGCTTCAAAAGCCAGTTATAAGTTGCAGTATCACAGAAGAAAACAGTCGCATTCGCATTGTTATAGCGAGGGTCAAGGAATTTACTCATGTCTTCTAGGAAGTCATCAGTAGTCTTCGATGCATGTGCGAGTTGGAAAATATTTCCAGCTCTCAAGCAAAAGTCTGCAGCACCTTGTGTGTAGTAGTGTGTCGCAGCGGCTTCAGAGCCTGTTGCTACACTTGCAGAACCTTGAACGCCAAACAATCCAGCGAGCTCCATGTTCCACTTATGCTCGACCAACTTATCCTTCCAAACTCTTGCCCATTCATTGGGCTCAAATTTGAGAACAGTTGCGCGAGACGTATTGGTCATTCCGAACTCATCACGGAAGATTTGAGTCTGTCCGTAAGAAGTACTATAAGGTTCGTCTTTCCAAGTTGAACCAACTAGGGAAGAGCCTTCCTCATAGGAAGAACCAATCGTATGTGTCTGTAATGGAGCAAGCGCGGTAGCGCCTGTATCTTTAGCACCAGAAACAGATTCACCAACAGCCGACAAGTCAAAAAGCGAGTCGTTATGGGCGAAACTGGACATGTCCTTATCACTTGAAGGTACTCTAGTTAGATATACCTTCAGCCTTACACATTCTTTTTCAGCTGCTCCTGCATCTGAAGATTCAGAAGTAAATGTACCAGCAGACCCACCAGAAATAGCGAGGTTACCCTCTACCACTTCTTGAACCTGACCAATAAAATAGTCTGAAGTTGTGTAATTATAGCCAGCGCCAGCAGCACGACTAGGAATCCTAACCATCTGCTTTGGCAAGTAATGTTGGGGACGTGTCCCTGCAGCGCCAATGACAGTGTCATATTGTCCAATTACATTCTGAATATTACCACGATATTCAGTATCACCCCCCAGCCAGAAATAATGGGTATTGTCAACAGCAGTTGCAACAGTCGCATCTGGGCTGCCAGCTCCATAGTTCGCTGGGGTAGTTGATGTATTATGGGCTATGACATAGCCATGGCGTTTGTGCCAAGATTGTCTCTTTTCAGCGTATTTAAACGCGGGATCATCCGTTGGGGATTTAGCTATTTGAGATACGAGTCTAAAGAATGGAGTCTGGTTAACTGCAAGTTCAGAGAATCTATCGGAGAAGTCAAATCTTCGCCGCATATCTCCCGTGGACTTGTCAGACCCAGCATATAAACCACTCTGGTTCTCGGTTGTGCCAGTTACACTACTGATTGCAAGAGGTGTTGTAGCCATAGTTAGCTACCTCCTATTGTTTGTCAGCTCTCGACATAATGTCGCCAATCCCCTGGCCAGTACTCAGAATTGCATCGAATACAGCATCATCGGGAGATTTCGTAGAAATCCCAGCATGAGAACCCGCAGCTGCCATACTGCGTGGCTTTGATCGAACCGTCTTCATTTGTTCCGCTATATCCTCTCTCACAGAGTTTTCAATGTTCTTCTTTTCTGAACCTCTATTCATGAGGTACCAAACGTCTTCGTAACTCAGAACATGCTCTTTTGCATAGCCTTTCATATCTTCAAAGTCATTATCAGATATTTCAAACTTTGCTCTAAAGTCATTTTCTTTTTGAGCCCTAGCGTTTGTAGCAGCTGTCTGATTTGAAAATTCAGACAATCTGCGTTGAACAACACCATCTACTGTGTGATTGAGTATTTTAGCGGATGAAGAAGACGGATCAGTTATAGCCTCGTCATAATCAAACGTAAAGTCCTCATCTAACCCCAATTGCTCTTTGACACTTACTGGAGCCGTGCCACCACCCTCAAAATAGTTTCGCACGTGGGAAACCAAGTTCGGGTCTTCTCTCATTGCGTCAAGAATAGGCATATATGGTTCTATTTCAGTAATACGATTGTTAAGTCGTTTGGCTTCTGAACTTGAATCACTATACCTCTTCTCTAACGTCTTATAATCATCGGCAGGTGCTGATTCCTCAACAGGAGCTTCTTGCACCGCGTTTGTTACAACGGGTTGAGACTCCTGCTCTAATTCACCAGGCCCATAAGTAACAGCGTTAACTGACTTATCGAGCTCAGAGAAAAAGTCTGCGGAATCCATATCATCCATAGTGCCAGGGTTATCTGCAGCCAACTCGTCAAGAGAAGGTCCAGATAAGTTGCTAGAACTAGTTTCTGTTTCTGCCATAATTACCTCCTAATTTACAACAACAGCGTTATCTCTGTCAAGACTCCTCGCCTTGTTCAGCTTTCATAGCCCCAGAGAGGACTGTTGCCTCTGCTGCTATAGCACCCTGCAAGACTTTTTGTTTTGCCTGGGTATCTACAACAGCTTTTCTAATCTCCCCATCAGCTTGTAGAACTTTCTGTTTAATTCCAGATTGTACTAGTTGCCTTTCAAGAGTCTCAATAGTTCCTTCTCTATCTTGTAGAGTCTCCTGTAATTGTTCAAGTTGTGATTGCATTTGTGAATATAGAGACTTTCTCTTCATAATAGTCTCCTTATTTCTAATATCTGTCTCAGCTAACATCGCTATATCATCAATAAGTCCAGCCTGGTACCACCTAAAGTATTCATCTATTAATGCCCATCTATTAATAGGCATTGTAGAACCAGCTATGATACGAACATCAAACTGAGCAGTAGGATAATCATTAAACTTTTCTACTGCCTTTCCAAGATCATTATAGATCGGAATATTAATCTCAACAGCTTTCTCTACATTGTTCGGTTGGACAATCCTAAATACTTTATTAGTCTGATATGTCGCCTGTGCTAAATCTTTAAATATTCTACCAATATGCTCAAGAGCTGGCTCTACTATGTTATGCATCCAAGCTTTAATACGCCTGGTACCAAACTCATCAAGAGCTAACATACCTCTATAAGTTTCGTGTTCCTCACCAGTGGCGCCTTGCATAGAGCTAGAAATTCCAGAGAGATACTCCATATCTCCTTTGCCTTCCTGGGTAATCCCAAAGAAAGCATTATTCAGAGGTAAGGGCTGTACTGCGGTAGGTGGAGCAAATCCCTGCCTATATTTGAGCAAGGCACCTGGAGAGGAAGAATATTGTTCCCACTCATCCTCTGGGACTGACCCTTCTTCATATAACCATCTAAGGTTAGATGATAGGTTCGCATTATGAATGAGGATTTGATGTGATTTATTAATTTCTTGCTGTTTACCAACTAAGGGAGTAACAGCACTCATCGCATAAGGAGTCCCAGTATATAAGTATGGAATTGGAATCATAGGATAATCTTTTATTGGAAGAGTAAACTCATAAAGAAATGTATCTCCAGCCACACACCTAACCTGAACTCTATCTTCAAAGAATGGAATAGCATCTACGACTGAACCAGTAAAAACATCATCTTGACTTCTTAGGTCAAATTCCGCTTTTTCCATAATCACATTTTCTATACTAGCAATCTCTTCTGCCGCCTTAGCCCTTAATTGCTGTGCATACATCTCAGTTTCCGCTAGAGCATTTTTCTCAGCTTTATCTATTTCAAGAGCAGCTCTCTCCTCGATAACCTCACCATTCATGAGAGCTTCTTCCATAGAAGCTTTTAATTCAGCGACTTCAACAGACTTCTCTCTACTAAATTGTTCTACATCATCTGCAATCTTTTCCTCAATAGCCTGCATCTGAGCCCTTGAGGGTTTCGCTTTAATAAAGACATTTACATATTCTTCCTTAGTCTTCATATAGCACTCATAAAAATCTATAACTGTATCCATCTCCCCAGTTTCAGGTTGATAGGAATCAGCCCCTAAATCAAGATGCTGTATGTGCTGAGCGGAACTAAAATCTCTATCAAAATATTCTTGTATCCCTACTGATGCATTAACAGGATTAGCTTTCTTAACCTTCGATGCATAATCAGGAATCAATGCTTTTAACTGTTCTTTTGGGAGGTCCTTCTTGACAATAATATAAGATGCATCTCTAAGTAATGGGTCTCTAGACATGGGGTCTGGGAAAACATCAAACGGATCAACCCTCTTAAATACAACTTCTCCCATTCCTTTATCCATATCTGGGTCAACATCCATCATGAAATAACCCGTAGATTTTGTAAGTGAATCTAGAATAACATTAGAGAAGACTGACTTTCCATTACTAAGATTCCAGCAATAATCCATAAGATCAGCGTGTACAGCGGATACATCTATATCTGATTCCTCTGCTCCCACAGCCTGCCATCTTGGGTCTCCTGCAGTTACAAAGAACTTCATAGTCTCAATAACAGGAGTAATTCTATTAATAATGAAAGTAGGCATACCAGCAGCTTCTAGCTGGTCTCTCTCATCA